CCCTGATGAGGCGGAACTTGATTTGGATCCGGTGGAGAAGCAGTTCCGACAGTTGGAACAGCGAGTCCAAGCGTTTGAGCAAGCTCAGGCGATGGAGGAGTTGGAACGTACTATCGAAACGCTTCAGAACCGATATGGCTCTGATTTCGACGCTAATGAAGTTGTTTCCAAGGCCCTGTTCATGGGAACCTCCGATTTAGAGGCGGTCTACAAGCAAATCGCTTTTGACAGAGTGTACGAGGATGCGCAGTCAATTCGCCAAATTCGTGAGAAGGCAGCGAAGGAAACTGAGCAGATTACTGGTGCTAAGCGTCAAGCGGCGGTTGTCTCTGGAGGCTCCACGGCGAGTTCGGCAGATGTATCGGCAAAACCCATTTCATCTATCCGAGATGCTTTTGAATCCGCTAAGCGGATCCACAGCGTTTAGGACCAAACTCTAAGGAGAAAACAACATGCCAGGTAACGCCAACTTTGATGCGTTGCTCAGCACTACGCTGGCAAACTATCGTGCACAGCTCACGGACAACGTGTTCACTGCACGCCCACTGACCTACTTCCTCATGGACAAGGGTCGCATTCGTATGGTTGATGGTGGAACGAAGATCGTTGAACCGTTGATCTACGGTCAGAACGGCACCGTTGCATCGTACAGCGGTTACGACACCATTTCGCTGACTGCCCAGGATGGCATGTCCGCTGCCGAGTTTGACTGGAAGCAGTACGCTGCATCCATCGCAATCTCCGGTATTGAAGAGGCGAAGAACAACGGCGAAGCCGCAATCATCAACCTCCTTGAGGCGAAGATTATGCAGGCTGAGGAGTCGATGCGTGAAGGTTTCAACCAGATGTTCTTCGGTGATGGCACCGGCAACTCTGGCAAGAACTGGAACGGTCTTGGAAACCTTGTTGAGTCCGGCAACACCGTTGGTGGAATCAACTCGGCAAACGGCCAGGGCAACGACTTCTGGCGTTCGTACGAGGAAAACACCGCAGGTGCTTTGACCCTCGCACAGATGGCCACCGCCTACAACAGCGTGTCGGTTGGTAACGACCACCCAGACATGATCCTCACGACTCAGACCCTGTTTGAGAAGTACGAGGCTCTGTTGCAGCCGCAGCTCCGCTACACGGACACCAAGACCGCAGATGCTGGATTCCAGAACCTGCTGTTCAAGGCTGCTCCTGTTGCGTACGATGTGCACTGCACCGCAGGTGTTGTGTACTTCCTCAACAGCAAGTACCTCACGCTTGTCGGTCACTCGGGCAAGTGGTTCCAGCAGACGGATTTCGTCCGCCCAGAGAACCTCGATGCTCGCTACGCACTCATCATGTGCTACGGCAACCTCACGGTCCGCAACCGTGCGAAGCAGGGTAAGCTCACCGCAAAGACCGCCTAACGGTCCTAGGGGTGTTAAGATTGGGGAGGGGGGAAACCCCCTCCCTGATTCCCGAAAGGAAATCAAATGGCTAGAAAACCCAAAACATCGGCAATTGAAGCAAGGGTCGGACACAACACTGATGATTCTTATCGTCAGCGTCGTCGTGTTTCCGATATCAAGACTTCATACAACATGCCCTACCCAGGAAAGGGGCCCAGTCGTCCCTGGAACCCTGCCTATGGCAGAAATATGGAAAAACTTGAAGGTTCAATGGGAAGGGTTCGATATGAGGAAGATGGTGCCGATTATCGAAACTTTGAAAGAATCTACAGTGGCCCAACTGATGCCGTAGGTGTTTCTCTTCGCAGGAGACGAGAAGCAAACATGGGGGTAAAAGAGGGCAAGCCAAGAAATAAGAAAAAGAATCAAATCAAGAAAAATGCAAGGTAAGTAACAGAAATGCCAAGTTATTATCGGATACTAGACAACGGAGTAGAAAAGCCAATGGCAAGAGACCGTAAGCCGGCAGACCGCATGAAGCAGGGACTGTCAAAGAGCAAGAACAGCAAGCCAAGCCAGTTCAAGAAGAAGGGCGATTTCCGCATCGGTGGCACGTACAGCACCGGTCGTGCGATCACCATCGGAATTCCTGGCCAGAAGCCAAAGGTCAAGGGCAAGGCTGTTGCTGGCAAGGCACAGCAGATCCGCAAGGCCGACAAGGCTGATGCTTCTAAGCGTCGTATCAGTGGCACGACACGTGGCGGTCGTTCCAAGTATTAATCAGTAGGTCTGTTGCCTTCCCTCAGGCCACACTGGGGGAAGGTAACAAATAGGGCTATTGGTTGATGATGAAAAACGCTCAACCAGCCCATTCGCTTTACGGTGCACCCGTTTCGGGACAACGCCTCGCATATACAGAGAATGCGAAGATTGCGGCACCATCCGGCCCCTATGTGGGCCGTAATCGTTGCATTGGCAACGATGATACCTGTGAGGGCCCAAAGGCCAAAGGAACTGATTACTGTGTGGGGCATCTGCGTTCACAAGGGCTGGCTAAGTGATTACCCTGAATACCCTTCGGGATCAGGTTCGTGCCATGGCCGATCTGGACGAAACGGATCTTTCCGATTCCGTCATTGACCAGTTTGCCAAGGAAGGTTTTCAGCGCATTTACGCCTTGGAGCGTCGCTGGCCATATTTGCAAACAACGTTCACAACCTCAACGTCCGCAGGCATCAGATCGTATCTGATTGAAAACATCGGTGATATTCGAGAAATCATTTCAATTGTTGACACAAGTTCATCTGGCAATAGGTTTACTTTGATTGACCATAACAATGCGGAAGAGGTTTGGCTCGGGAATACCGACACACCAAGCCGACCGTATTTCTTTTCAATTTGGGAAAAGCAGATCCACCTGTGGCCGAAACCAGATACAACCTATACTTTGTTGATTCGTGCATACCGGAACCCGTCATACGACTGGTTGACCAGTCCGGATGACGATATTGATTTGGATGAATGGTTCCATGCCATTCTCCCGTATTTTGTTTTGGCACGTGTTTATCAGCGTCAGGAAGACGCAGAGTTGAGTGCGATGTACATGCGCTCCTTTGAAGAAGGAGTCGCATTTGCTAGACGTGACTTGATGAAAGCTTCAAGCGCACAACCTGTTGTTATGTCCGGTGGCAAGCGTTATCCAACTATGCGTCGCTGGTTGCAGACGCTTGGGGCGACTCTTGGACAATGAGCGCAGTATCCGTTGAGCGTTACGATGACTTTACTGGTGGCCTGAACCTTCGTTCGGACCAATTTCAGTTGACTCGGAACGAGTCACCTGACATGTTGAATGTTGAAATTGATCCACGTGGTGGTTTGTTCACCCGAGGTGCAATGCGTGAAATCAACAGCACAGCAATCTCGCATACTGGTTCATGGAATCCCGAACGTCTCTACAAC